CCGAAGTCAATAAAGTTCTATTGCCAAATGGAAATATAGGTTTTCATATTACTTGCGAATAAACATGGCGGGCCCCGAAGTAGTTTTAGGAATTGCAGCACATCCACTATTTGATATTCTGATTTGCATAGCAGGGTATCTACTTTTGAATAGAGATCAATGAGCAAAAAAGAATGGCACACGGTGTTGTTCAGCGATCAGATTCAGCCGCCCGGATCGAAAAAAACTGCTGAGACTCCGGAGAAAGAAAATGGGCAATTGGCGAGGGACAAGCTGGTCGATTACCTTAATGAGCATGAGATTACAGACTTTAAAGTCCTAAGGTCTAGACCCGGGTACATTGAGATAGCATATGCATATGAAACCAAGTAAAAAAGTAGGGACAATTTTTATATCAAGTACCAATAGTGTATATTTGAAGTAGTATTTTTTACAACTTCGGGTATGGCAAATAAGATTCTGAGTAACTCTTCGGACACACTTTTAACAGAGGATCAAGTGTTCACAGGTAACGATTTCCAAGTAGCGGCCGGTTTGGCTATAGATGTTCGTGTAGAGGCGGACGTAGACAGTGTAGAAAATGGTTTAGTGATCCAGTATAGTGTCGATGGCGAGTCATGGGAGGATTTAAAAACTCGCTCTGTTATCGGTGGGACTCCGACGGAAATGACAGTGAGACCAGACAAAGGGTCAATCAGAGTGATTTACACAAACGGCCCGGGTGCTCAAAGCGATTTCTCTCTCATAACCCTATTAAAGAAAGGAATAGAGGATGTTGATATTAGCGAAGACCAAGTCGACAAAGTGACTGGCGCGCCTATCGCTATTGAATATGAACATCACGAGATTCATGAGGGCCAACATTTCAACTATTGCGATTATGCTCTGAATCAAGCGAGTTCGGTCACAATAGAATTTGTTATAACCACTCCGGACGTAAAGAAGTGGTCTCATTTTGTTTTCGAGGTGTCGGCCTCCGATGGTGCTAGTATTGAGATCTACGAAGGTGCTTCGGGGATAAGCGGTGGGGACGAGATTACTCCTAAAAATAACGATAGAAATTCCGACAACGAATCGAACCTGTCGATCATAAAAGATCCGGATACTATCTCTGAGGATGGGACTAAAATCTCCGGCTCTTTAGCAGGTGGAGGGAAAACGGCAGGTATAACCTCGAGAGAGAAAGAAAACATTCTCAAGCAAGATACTGTCTACCTCGTAAGGATCACTAGTCTTACAGTATCGAATGATATTGGATGGTGCTATGAGTGGTACGAACACACACACAAATAGCACATTGCCTTTTGCTCAAAAGAATTCTATACTAAGGTCGTAAGGTTTATTAAACTATGACAAAAGAACCGGATAAAACCGGCGAAAACCGGTCAGATGAAAACCGAAATGAACAAGGGCAATTTACCCCGGGAAACAATGCAAACCCAGAGGGGAGGCCGAAAGGGAGCCTTTCTATTGTTGCTATCTTGAAAAAGAAGCTCGAGGAGGTTCCAACTAAAAATAACAAGGAAAAGAAATCATATGCCGAAAAAATCGCTCAAAAGCTTATAGAAACCGCCTTGAGTAAATTCGATGTGCATAGTCTCCGGGCTTTGCAGGATGTTATCGATCGGGTCGACGGGAAACCCAAACAATCTGTACTATTGACCGATCCGGACATCGACGCTCTACTTAATGAATTAGATGATGACTATAACGAAGAGGAACTCAAAGAACTTGAAGAGCAAGCTATGGAGGATGAACCACCTTTACAAGATAAAAAATAAGGACGGAGAGCTTGTCACCTTCATACTAAATGCCGCTCAAATCATTTTTCTCGCTTGGAGAGGGGTTTGTAGATACATCAAGATTATAAAACCTCGGCAGAAAGGATTTACCACTCTTCATTGTATAGAAATGCTCGACGCTGCTCTATGGCAACCCGGAGCGAGTTGTGCAATCATTGCTCACGAACGACAGGCTGTCACTGCTATATTCGAGATTGTAAAGCGTGCCCACGAAAATTTACCCGACGAACTGAAACCACAGACTCGATACGATAATAAAAATGAGCTGCAATTCGTAAGTGATTTTATGGGTAGGGCTCTAGACTCGAAGATCTATGTGTCTTTAAAGCTACGTTCTGGTACTGTTACTCAGTTGCATATCTCCGAGGCCGCCTACATCAAAGATAGGTCTGAATTGAATGCCGGATCGAAACAAGCGGTATCAAAGACAGGTCGAATCACGGAGGAGACGACAGCGAACGGATTCAATGAATTCTACGACGAAGTGATTCAGGCGATCGATACATGGGATAAACCGGACGGGATACCTCAAGAATTCAAAAACCATGTGTTTTTCTATGCTTGGTTTGACGACGACGAATATGAGATCGATACCCCGGGCATCGAGGAGTATGACGAAGAGGAGTTGAAGCTCAAAGAAAAGTATGATCTAAGTGATAGGCAACTTGCATGGCGGCGCTGGAAGCTTACAGAGCTTGGTAGGAGCGAGAAAACAAAAACCGGACTCACGCCTTTGCAGCTCTTCAAGCAAAAATACCCCTCGAATTTAATGGAAGCGTTTCAAGCCTCTGGAAAAACTTTCTTCGATCAAGAAAAAGTTGAAGAAATCGTCGCTCGAAGGTATGATCGGATTACTGACTTTAACCTTGGTATTTGGCACGAACCGGAGCCCGATCATATCTACGTAGTTGGCCTTGACCCCTCTACCGGAAAAGGGATCGATGGTGCTTCTATCAATGTTTGGGATATTACACCGGACGAGCCATTGATTAGGCAAGTAGCTCAATGGCATGGCTATGATGATCCCTATACACTTGCTGAGAGAGGTATTTTAGCCGCCGAGATGTACAATGAGGCTTTGCTCTCGATTGAAAACAACCAATTGACCACGGTTCTAGTTGCCAGCAAGTCATATGACAATATTTTTTATACGGTGAAAAAAGACAAACGAACAGAGGAGGACACAAAGATACTCGGATTCTCTACGAATCTCAAAACAAGACCTGTTATGCTCGACAATTTCAATAAACTTTTCAATGACGATTTATTAGAAGTCAATTCCCTAATTACAAAATCCGAAATGAGAACTTTTATAATCAAAGAGAACAAGAAGATCGAGCACGCCGACGGGAAACACGACGATTCTCTTTTTGCTGACTTCATTGCATTGGAAACTCGAGATGCTTACCCGGAGGATATACAATTTTCCAAAGATATATAATTTCGGTTGGTTTTCTTGTATACTGAATTTATAACATTTAAATAAAACACATGGCCACTGCCGCACCCACCGTTTTCGTACCTACGATGTTTACTCTGCCAGTCGATACTACACCGACCAAGGAAAATATCAAAAAAGCTCTCGACCGCTTAGAGCTCGAAAGGAAAGACCGTCTAGATTCACTCGCGGCTTATTATCTTGGCGAGCATGAAATCTTGGAGAGGGTGAAAGTCGAGGGGTATAAAAACAACAAAGTCATAGTCAATCACGCGAAATATATCACTGACATCAATGTTGGCTATCTACTTGGAAATGAGATCGAATACCAGACCGAAGACGAGGGAACCGATATTAGCGTTGTAACAAAGCAATACCAGAAACAAAACATATCCGATGTTGATAATGTGATCGGGAAGGGCGCATCAAAGCTTGGTAGAGCCTATGAGATTGTATATGCAACCGAAGAAAATGACGTCCACTCTAAATTTATAAGTGCCCGGAATTGTATTCTTATTTTTGATGATACTCTCGAGCACAATATCCTCTTCGGTATTACCTATTCCGGAAAGAACGAAGACGATTACCTCGACGTAAAAGTCTACACGAAAACAGAAATACAGGAATGGGATAAAAAACTAGCTAGTCCGGTCGGAGAAAATGCTCCACATAATTTTGGAGACGTTCCTTTGATTGAATACATGAATACCCCGGAAAGAATCGGAGACTATGAGCCTGTCCAATCCTTAATGGACGCTTACAACACTATCCAGTCCGATCGTGTAAATGACAGAGAGCAACTTGTAGAGGCGATTCTATTGATTTACGGAATGACAATGACACCCGAACAAAAGAAAGAACTTAGAGAGCAACGTATGATCGCAGTACCGAGAGGAAAATCCGATAATGTAAAAGTCGAGTATCTAATAAAGAACATAAACGAAGCCGAGGCCGATGTTTTGAGGGAGAAAATCGAAGGGGATATACACAAGATCTCAATGACTCCAAATTTAAGTGATAAGAATTTCGTCGGGAACTCCTCCGGTGTGGCAATTAAATATAAATTAATTGCCTTCGAGCAATCGATTGTGAACAAAGAGAGGTACTTTGAGCGTGGTTTGAAAAGGAGATTTATGTTGTACAACAATTATTTCGCGAAGTTGAACAACATGAAAAAGGTGGAGACATACCAGATAGACGCTATATTTAAACGAAACCTACCAAGCAATGATCTAGAATTGAGTCAAATTATATCGAACTTGGATAGAATAGTAGATCGTGAGACGCTAGTCGGACAGCTCTCTTTTATCGACAATGCAAAAGAGAGTATGGAAAAGGCTGCGAAAGAAGCGATCGAGAGAGCAAAGCTACTATCTGACGAATTTGGAGATTTACCAGACAAAAACCAAGATGAGGAATAAAAACCATGGCAAATTCACAAAGGTATTGGGAAAGACGTACTAGGGAAAGGTTCCTCGAGAGTGGAGCCCGGGCGGACATTGCTTTTGCCCAACTCGACGAAATCTACTCAAGGGCTCTCAAGAATATCAGGAACGATATACTTTCCATTTATGAGAATTACTCAAAGAAGGGGATTCTCGATGTCTCCGAACTCAAAAGGGCAATCGGACAGAATGGCGCTAAACAATTCCTGAAAAAGATTGAGAAAAATGCTCGCAGACTCGGCCTTAATCCGGACGAAATCTACGACGAGAGATATTTGAGTAGACTCACTCGACTAGAAGCCCTCCAAGAACAAATAAAGCTCGAGGTAATGGCCATGGCGCCTCAAGAAGAGAAAGCTACGACAAATGCCTACAAAGATATTATCAATGAGGGTTACAAGTCATTTCAGAGCGATTTTAAGGCAATGGGGCTCTCTCCGACATTCGCAAGTATTGACAAAAGGGTCGTCGATGTAATGTTGAAATCGGTGTGGCTCGGTGAGAATTATTCAAATCGCATTTGGGGTAACACTGAGAAATTTGCTGCAAAGCTTCCGAGCATTTTGGGTTCCGGGTTACTTACTGGACAGTCTCCGGAGAAAACGGCGAGGCAATTGAGAGAGTTGTATGACGTGAGTCGCTATGAGGCTCTCCGACTAGTCAGAACCGAGGGTGCTTATTTTCACAATGAAACGGAAGCGCAATCATACATTGACGATGGAATTGAAAGATACACCCTCGATGTTACCCTCGACAGTCGAACCTCTAAAATTTGTTTGGCAATCGACGAGGGCAAGGTTTACTACTTCAAAGATCGTGTTGTTGGGCAAAATTGGCCACCATTGCATACATTCTGTAGAACAGTTCCAAGGGCTATTCTGTCGGACTTAGAGGCGGAAAAAGCGAAGGAAATGACTGTCGACGATAGGACGAAAAGGTTTACGACCGTCAAGGACAAAGATTTACTTAAAGAGAGGTGGAAAAAGGAAATGCAAAAGCAAATGAATCCGAACAAATCGACACATGATTATAACGCCGAGATAAACAACCTCACTCAGAATTTGAAAAATGATGTTATCAATCAAGAACAATTCAATAGCCAATTGAAGGGCTTAATGGACAGAATTCCGGAGGACTATCCACTCAGGGGCGGGATCGAAAAGATAGCCGAGTATAACGGATGGGAAAAAGAGGAGCCGAACGCTAATCAGGCAAAAGTGCAAAAACTACTCGAGAGAGTAGAGCTTGGAGACTCCGGAGTGAATCTAGACGAAAAACAAGCGAAATTTGTTGTTGATAACGAAATAAGAATCTCAAATGTGAGGAGTCACACCGACGACATCGGAGGCGCCTACAATCAGGAGACAAAGATTCTCTCGGTGGATGTTGCTAATTTAAAGGCTATGGGCGAGGATTCAGGCACTAGAAACTATGTCGATAAAGTGATAAAGCACGAACTCGGCCATGCAATCGATAGCTCGAGGACGAAAGAATATAGCAAAACTTCGGAATTCCAAAAGATTATCGGAACCGGCGCGGCATATTCAGACGAGGCATTGAAAATCAGTCAATACAGAATGGGCGAGAGTGTTCAAGACAGAGATTTCGGTCGGTCTATCAGAAACATGACTCCCGTTGTATATCAAAGCATGTTAGATAGTCACGAAGCATTGTATATCGGAGAGAAAACATTGAGGTTGCCTTCAAGCGCTGTATTGTATCAATTGCAACCGGACGAACTTTTTGCCGAAGCCTATTCTTTATTCCATGTGAATAATCAATGGCTACATGGGAATGCGCCGGAACTGTACGACTATTTTACTTTGTTGCTTAATTAGTCCATGACCATAAAAATAGAGGCAAATGATTTCGAGATAGGTCGATTTGACGTGACAGCATACAAAAAGAGGACTCAAAGGGTTAAGGATTTCAAAGTCAAAAAGAAAGTGGAAGCCGCGGAAAAGAGAAAGGGTAAGTAATGTTTTACTTATTGCGGTTTTATGCTAGACTGATTTTAGATAGCCGACGGGCTCTAAACGGATTTTATTTCTTTACATTTTTTAAATGCCAAAAGAAAAGGAAACTCCCCCAAAAGGTACTCCACCTGAAGGGAATGAAGGAGGCAACGGAGGAAAAGAGGGTGAAGGGAACCCGAAAAACCTAACCCCCGAAGAACACCAAGCTGAGTTAGACCGAGTCGCTGCCAAGACACGTGCCGAGGTAGAAAAGAAAGGTGAGAAGACTACCAAGGACGCTGTTAAAAAGGCATTGGAGGAGGAAAGACGACAAGCGAAGTTATCCGAGGAGGAAAAGGAAAAAGAACTAGGTGCAAAAAAGGAAAAGGAATTTAAAGAACGTGAGAACAAGGTGACTTTGCGAGAGAATCGATCCGCTGCAATTGAAAAATTCACCGAGCTCGGTTTGTCTCCTAATAAAGAGGTTGTCGACGTTTTCGTCGGCCTCGATATAGAAAAGCAGGAAGCCGCTATCACGTCTTTTGTTGAACTCCATAATAAATCTGTTAAGGATGGCGTGGCGGAAGCCATGAAAGGAGATCCTCCAAAAGATCCTAACACTAATGGTTCACCCCCGAAAGGGAAAGATGATTTGACTCCGGACTCGGATAATTTCATCTAAGTGAATTATTTTTTATTTTCAGAATATGACCTTCAATTTACAGGATACGCTTGGCATTACCTACAAGAATGCTAGCACGAAGGATAAACTGAGAATTGTGTTTGCTGAAATGTTGAGAAACTTGACAGCGAGGGCCGACTATGTCGATCTTATAAACACTAATTACTCGGATAATCCAGTAAAAGGTGGTTCTGTGCATATCGACAGAATTGCTTACGCCACTGTTCGTGACTATCTAACTGCTCATGGAAATGGGGAGGGTGATACACCACAAAACAATGGTATCGACATTTTAGTTAATACAGACAAGGAGATCATCACCGAAGTTCCTAAGAAAGACGCTCGTCTATGGCGAGAGGGTGGTGAAGCTGAGTTGCTTGCAGTAACAAAGGACTCTCAAGTAGATGCCCTAAGGATCTTTCTTGATGATAGGTACTTTGTTGCGCTTCAACAGGCAGCCGAGACCTATGACGTTTCTGGTATCACTGACACTGATGCTATCAAACAAATTGTTGATAGGTTGCTCGCTCTGATTAGGAAACTTGAATCTGTTACCGGAGATAATATCAATAAGGTGGACAGAGAGAACATGGTCTTGACACTTAGCTCGG